GCAATCTTCTTTGTTTCTGAATTTGAAATACTATCAAAAATCGTATCAGCTTCTGCGGAATTTAAAGATGTTTGAATACTATCTGTAGTACCGTTCAAGTAATTAGAAAATTCATCCATTCTAGTAATCCACTCACTCAACTCATCATACATCTCTTTTTGCTGATTAGCAATTGTTGATGTACCGCCTTCAGGTATATCAGCACCGAGCTCATCGCTAGTAATATCTTGTAATTGTGAATCTAAAGCCTCTGCATCGGTAAGCTCTTCATCTTGTTCTAAAATTTTATAAAATCTATTTGAATACGTACTCATGTATATATTTATATCAAACAGCATAAATATATACATGAAGCGAAGAATATTTGAAGATTCCGAAATACCAAACTCGCAAAGGCAAGTAGCTGGAGTAGGAGCTAATGCAGTTGATCCTGGTGCAACCACTGTTCAGCAGCACTTAGTTCATAAGAACGACGATATAGCTCTACAAAATCCTAATAAGATGTACCCAATCGAAGGTATAGATCAAGCTATTTCCGATGCTTTTATCAATATATCTAACGCAGCTAGGCTTATAGAGACAGCTAAATTAAACCCAGCTCTTAAGAATCATAAAAATAGTTTTCAAAAATTAAAAAATAATCTTAAGAGTATAACGAACTTATTAGTAGATTTTGACGAGACTGTCGCTATAATAAAGAATAATGAAAAGTAGTTTTGGTAAATTAATATACTCAATATTCTTAACCCTATGCGTAAGCTCGTTAGTAGCTTTAATATTTAAAGATGTATTTTGGAATGTATTCGCAATAGTAACTATATTACAGATTATTAGTTTTGTAATTTTCAATAGGATATATACAAATTGGTTAATATTAGCTCTCGAAAAGAGTAAAGCTGTTCAAGTAAAAGAATTAAATAGAAATTACACTCATGTAGAATGCCCTTGTTCACAAAAATACAATCAATTAGTAGATATAAGATTCGATACTAAAAATATTTACCAGTGCTTACAATGTAAAAAAGATATATCAGCTACTCCGAGCGTTATTACTGTTAATACATCCGATCCCCTATACTTTGATAAAACGAATGGATAGTTTAAAAGATATTACAACAGAAGTACCTCCATCCTCACTTCAAGAGTCATTAAAAGACCTACCAATTGGTATAGAAGCTTTATCTGAAGAGTTACTAAAATTACTTACATACGATCAGGGTGATTTATTTAAACAAGGTAGAGCGTTTATAGGTAATAAGCCAACTACTACTATTTCTCTATTAAGAGATTTCCTTTATATGGAAGTAGAACAATTACAATTAACAAAAGAAGTAGATAATGTTGATAGAACTGTTAACAGCAAAACTAAAAAAGCGCTAATATCTCAAATTAATAACATTATTAGCATTTTGGAGATGTCGCTTAATAATAAGCCAGATCGTGTATATCTTATGATAGGAATGCTTTTACGTTCTTTATATAAGAAATAGGAACCCTGATATAATTAGAGTATGAAAAATACTAAAGAAGTACATACGATGACAGTAGAAGAGCTTGAACGTGAAAATATTGATTATCTCGCGCGGTTCGCATGCCTATTATATGGGGTAAATGTGGCCGGCGACGCTGCAGATAAAATGGGCTGTAATACCGAGCGTAGTAGCTCATGGATTAAGCCTATTTTCTTTCAGAAGTATATTGATGAGAGGTATGGTGATATGAAATATAATATTAATAAATCTTTAAAAGGAGAAGATGATGAAGTTTATTCCTGGTAGTTCATTTATAAACAATACTTCGAAGTTTGGCAAATACTTTCGTCGTGGGCAATCATATGTTTTAAAGAATATTTCACCAAGAGATGGTAAGATGAAATATATCTTTACAAGCGTTGATGGTGATAAAGAGATTGTATTTAATTCAGCTGAAGAAGCGGATAACTTCTTGAGTAACTTCTAGTAATAATCGCCATATATATCAGTATCATTAACACCCATATCAAACACTTCGTTTATACTAGTAGAGTCAGCACTATATTCGCTATAATTTTCTTTCTTAGGTTCAGTTTCAATATTAGCACCTCCACTTAATCTACCAGCGAACGCATCCTCATATATTTGCTGATTACCTGAAATACTTTCCCCAACAGTACTGAATGGTATACCAGGTTCAAAGCTATAATCATAACGTTTAGCTTTGATTATAAAAACATAGTGACCAGCTAGAGGATTAATTTGAGATATATCTTCATCTAGCTTTTCAGTAACCTCAAAATACTTTGGCTGCCTATTAGCCGGTCGATCATCGCCAAATTCTGATAACTGGAATATATCACCTGCTTTAGGCTCAACTATTGAATATTGAGTATCGTATACAGATGATAAACTATCAAATGTAGCTTCGTATGATGAAATATGCACGTAAGCAGTAATTTCATCATCACTTAAGAATCCGTATTTACTTAAAGTAATAGCATTATCATTAAGATTGACTGCTATTACTATATCCCTAGGTTCTGCGAATGTCTTAGTAGGCTCTTCACCGTATATATTATCGGCCGACAGTACGTTAAATGTATTAACAAAATATGAAACTTTAACCCCGTATTGATTTATAACTTCTCTCCACCAGTTACTAAATAGAACGCGTTCTGATTCCTGTACACCCTTATCCGTAAACCTCCAACATGTTTCATCATCTTGAACCAGACCTGGGTAGCAATTATTATCGTAATCTATACTCATTTTTGTAACATAAAGGTGTTAGTTTGCGGATTAAAGAAGAGACGAATACCGGTTTTACCTAAAGTACAGTCCTTATCCTTATGAGGTATAATATTAAAAGTATCTCTTATATACTCTAGATCAGCTGGCGTGCATGCGCAAGTACCTTTATTAGTTTTTAAATTTTCAATTTTTTGATTCTTAGATGCATCAGTCTTAACATAATCAGGTACAAGATTTAAGTGTTTACGTCTATATGATGATTGAGTATCTGTAAACCCATGACCTCTATGTCTATGGTTGGTATGAAACTTTGCAAAACTATCCATAATTATATTTAATCAAAAAAAAGCTGCAACCAATAAAGTTGCAGCTTTTTTAAATTTCTCTTTTAAATCTTAAGCAAACAAGTCACCGGTCTTGCCAGTTTTTGAACTATGGACTTTGTTTTTCTTTGATGTTAGCTTATGACCAGCTGCATCTGCAAGCGGCTTACCCTTACCATCTACAGTTGATTTAACTTGGCCTTGAGCTTTACCACCGGAAGCTCTAACACTACCAACTGTATTCTTACGGCTCATTAATGATTGACCAGCTGAATCAGGTACTTCCTTTAAGTCAGTTGCTTCATCGACTGTATCTTCAAAATCTTCGAAGCCGTCTTCAACTTCATCATCACCTTCGTCATCGAGTTCTTCTTCACCGCCGAGTTGCGCTTGAATCAGATCGCACAATTGTTGTGCCATATCACGGTCAAGTGTCAAAGTAACCTCATCAGTCTCTTCAACGTCGTTAACTTCGTCATCAGTGTCAATACCGAGAGCATCAAGCTCTTCCACGTCTTGGTCGCCCATAACATCTTCAAATAATTTATCAAAAACAGATTTCATATTAATATTTATGTTATCTTTATATGTTTTTTCAACTTTTTCATCAAACTTTTCTGAACTATATTTACCGGGAGTGTAAAGATTAGCTTTCTTTTTCTTTTTTGCCATGGTCTTTGGATCAATCGGCTCTTCATAACCATCGACTTCTGTAATATCTGAAGTCTTCTTATTTTGAATATCAGTAGCAGCCTTACTATTTGTACTTACCGGGCCTTTACCAGGCTTTGTACCAAAGCTTTTTATACCACCTCTCATACATGGCGAAGCTTCCTTAGTTGACTCTTTTATAATATTGTTTGAGTATACATTCCATATATCGGTTAGATTATTCTTTTTTGACATCTAAATATTTAATACATAATGACAAAAAATAAACAAAATTATATGAATAACCCAAATCTACCGGCGGTAGGTGCGGAATTTGAATATACATCAGCGCAAATAAAGCACCTTCAAAAAGCTGCGAAGAACTTATTATATTTTGCTGAAAACTTTTTTTATATTATTTCCTTAGATGATGGTAAACAAAAAATCAAATTACATTTACCTCAAAAGCGCGCTTTACGTAAAATGCGCGATAATAGATTTTTTATATTATTAGCATCACGGCAAATTGGTAAGACTACAATGATGACAATTTACGCTTTATGGATTGCTTGCTTTAATAATGATCAAAAGATTCTTATCGTAGCTAATAAAGAGGGGACTGCTATTGAAATAATGCAACGTATACGAATGGCTTATGAAGAGTTACCCAATTGGTTAAAGCCTGGGGTAAAGGAATACGGTAAGACATCGGTAACGCTAGCCAATGGTACAAGAATCGGTATATCAACTACAACAGGTACAGCAGCTCGTGGTCAATCTGTCAACTGCCTTATATTAGACGAGCTAGCTTTTATTGAGCCACATTTAGTAGAAGAGTTTTGGAAATCGGTATACCCTATTGTTTCAGCTTCTAAGAAGTCTAAAATTTTTATAGCTTCAACCGCGAACGGTACCGGTAACTTATTTCATAAGATATATTCTGGAGCTGATTCCGGGGAAACTAACTGGGCATGTGATAAAATCTTATGGAATGAGATACCTGGTAGAGATGAGCGATGGAAGAATGATACTATAGCGTCAATTGGAAGTGCCGAAGCTTGGTCGCAAGAATTTGAATGTAATTTTATAGACTCAGGAGAAAGCTCATTAAATGAAGAGCTATTTATGAGGTTAATGCAAAAGACGCAAGAGCCTAAATTTATATTTGATGAAGGTAAGTATTTGCTGTGGGATGAACCAAACGCAGAGGGAGTTTATATAGTTAGTGTTGATACAGCTGAAGGAGTGGGGGCTGACTATTCCGTAGTGCAGATATTTGACTATAGAGACCTTACATCTATTAAACAAGTAGCTACATATTGCGATAATACGATATCACCTTATAATTTTACCGAAAAGGTGTATGAGATACTACAACACTGGGGCAACCCGCTAGTATGTATAGAAAGAAATAACTGCGGGGCACAAGTAGTTGATAATTTAAGTAAGCATCACGGTTATGAAAATATTGTATCGTGGGGTGCGTCTACTGCAGGTCGATCTAAGGGTCAATTAGGAGTGGTGGCTCATACTAATACAAAGCATAAAGGTATAACGAACATGAGATATTGGGTAAATGAGCTAGAAAGCGTAGATATACGAGATGTTAATCTCGTAAAGGAGCTAAGAGACTTTGTTAGATATCCGAACGGTACATGGGCAGCTAAGAGAGGTGCTGGCAATCATGACGATAGAGTGATGTCGATGATATGGAATTTAATTATATTAGAAGATGAGGTAGTTAAGAGGCATTTTGAGGTCGTTCGGTTGGATAAGAATAATAAGCCATTACAAATTAAGCAATTCGACTTTGGGATTAAATATTTTATGAACCCTACATCAATTTATAGTAATGAGAGAGAGGATAGCTTTGATAATACACCACCGGTGCTTATTGGAAATGCGATGAATCAATCTTCAGATATAGACCAGCTAACGGAAATGGGATTTTCACCTTTACAATAATTATTATGTCACTAAACCAATCACAGTTAAATAAGAGTAGATTAGATAAATTTCTAATGGTTATCAATCTACCAGATCCTTTAAAAAATATTAATACCACTGATCTAGCCGCTCATACAGATAAAAAGGTAAATGAAAATTCACTACAGTTCTCAGTTTACGGTGCAGTAATTCCAAGTATACAGGTACCTGCGATTACTCAACAATACGCTGGTCAGTCATATAAAGTATCTACTAATACGAGACCGCCATACGAGAACGTATCAGTTAATTTTACTATTGACAGTAGGTTTAATAATTACTGGGTACTATATAAATGGTTAGATTTACTTAATAATGATAGAGCATCTACATTCGATACAGACGACTTGTCAAAAACCCCTAAAGTGAGCCCGTCAAATAGAAACACAAATAAATCTTCGAACCCCCCATCGTTATATCAAGCCGATATAACATTATATGCTAAGGACGAATTTGATCAAAATGTTGTTAAATTTCTTTATACTAAAGCATTTCCAGTGAGTTTAGGTTCTATTGATTATAATTATAGGACAGAAGGTGAGATAGAAACTACATTTGAATTTGCGTTCTCTCAGTTAATAGTCGATTTATTATAATTTTTTATCCGAAATATCTTAAATAATATTATGGGACGTACAATTCAATCACCAGGAGTAGAAATAAAAGAAATCGACTTAAGTCTGAGACCTAATTTAGCGCTAGGAACTACAGTATTAGCTGCAGGATTCTCAGATAGAGGTCCAACTGACGAAGTCATTCAAGTAACTAGCTTGAGCGAGTTTGAACAAATTTACGGAGTACCTACAACCCCGGCTGAAAGGTATTTTTATCATTCTATCAGACCTCTCTTTAATTCACCAGCAAACGTACTAACGTATCGTTTACCTTATGGTGATGATACCGGTGCAGGTTTTGGTAATAACTATGGTGCTTTAGTATATCCATGTAGTGCAGTTTCACTATCAGGCGACGGGGTAGCGCTAACCACATATACACAAGCAACATCAACCGGCCCTGGTGGAGCTACTACCGTTGATCTACCGGTAAATTATATCCTCGGTAAACCAACACACTTTGAGCTTACTCAGCAGGAGTATTTTAAAATTCAGCAAAGACAAGGTTTTAGCTGGTCTAATACGATTGGCAATCCGAAAACGTTTGCTGATATAGGTAAGGGCGCTGTTATCGTTCTTAATAAAGGCCAAACAACTGTTAATAATAAGTATGAAGGCTTTTACCTAGGTATGGTAGATAATACTAATTTAAATACGGCTACTAATTTTGACGGAACTCTTACAGCTGAAACTGTTGGAGCTAGTGCCATTGCGACCAGCAATTACTTGAGATTGCCAGAAGGTCGTCTTAACTTCGCTCTATCTGCATTAAATGATGCTCAAACAAATCAATTCGGTCAAGAGTCAGATAGTATTTCTGAAATCATGGAAAACCTTACTCAATACGAGATTGAGAGTACTAACTATGATGATGTATTATCAGTTGGCTTATTTAAGCTAAGACAATCAGTATTTGCTGCAGATGTTATCAAGCTTGATTATATTCTCTCTGAAAGCTATGTAGGTTCTTTTGATTATCATCGTCAGCAACAATCCCAAACTGGAGGATCTGCTCAAAGCTTCTTCTTAGGATTTAAAGAAGATCAATCGCCAAATATTGAAATTTTAATTAACGAGAATCTTTCTCATAGAAATGGCGAATCTTGGTTAGGTCTTGATGGTAACCCTGTGAATAAAGTGAGAATGGCAAGTACTAAATTTAGTACTACTGAATTAGTCGAAGAAAATTGGCCAACTCTTTCCGCTGGGTATATACCAGCTGGTTATGAAACTGCTGCCGCCACTGTTTCTGCAACTCTACTAGGTGCTTCTCAGACATTTGGTGCTGCTGATAGTCTATTTACAGTCGGCTCTTATACAAATGCTAACTTACAGTCAGGGCAGAAAAATCTTGGATCGATTCCAAAGAAGCTTGATAGATTGTTAGATACTGTTGAAAATCCAGATATCTTTGATATCGACATTACAATTGAAGCTGGTCTAGGTACTATTAATGCTGGCAGAGAAGTTAATGGTAATGAAAGGTATTACGATGATCTAGAATCGATTCCGATGTCCGGGTTTGCTAAATCTGATATTACTAAGATTTCAACTGATGCGCAGAGTTATAGAGATTCGTGGAAGACAATTTACAACAGATTCAACGACTTTGCGGAAAAGAGAAGAAAAGATCACTTGTTTATTGCTGACCTTCCAAGACCAATCTTCCTAGAAGGTGCAAACTTCAAGACATTACAAGACCCTGAAAAGAACTTCTCGTTAAATGTTCAGAAGCCAATCCAAGCATTTACATCTATCTTAAATTCAAGCTACTCTACAACATATGCATGTTGGAATAAAGTTTATGATGCAGTATTAGATGACCAAACATGGGTACCATTCTCTGGTACAGCTGCAGAATTAATGGCTAATACTGATAGTAACTTCCAGCCATGGTTTGCACCAGCTGGCTTTACTAGAGGTAGAGTTGGTAGTGTAAATGATATTGTTCTTTACCCTAAGCAAAAGCAAAGAGATCAACTATACAAGATTTCTGTAAATCCTGTAGCTTTCTTTCCTGGTGATGGATTCGTAGTATTCGGGCAAAAGACATTACAAGCAGCTCCAACTGCATTCGATAGAATTAATGTACGTCGTTTGTTCTTGAACTTAGAAAAATCAACACGAAATACGAT